AGAGTATGGTCAAAAAAAAGATTGGGTATCTCATGTATTTTGCGATACGCATGAAGGTCCTCCATTAACAGAGGAAGAAGATTTAGAATGGTCAGAGGGTGGAGACCCATGCTCTTTCCATGTAAAGATAAATGAATACAATTAGAATTCTGTGCTCAAAAAGAGGCAGATTGAAAAGGAGAATAAATTAAATGAAGTCATTTAAGAAAATCGCAGTTGGCGTAGTTGCAGCTATGTCTATTGCAACAATCGTCGCTACACCTGCTAGTGCAGCAACAACAACTCTCACGGTAGGCGGATCATCAGTTTCAACTGGTACCGTTGCATCTAATCCAGTTGTTTTGCCAGTACCAGCAGACAACTCAGTTGATTCAGCAGATGCTCTCAAGATCGCAGTAACAGGTCTTGACACAGGCACAGTTGTTTCAGCAACAGCAAACGGAGCATCAATTGTTCCAGCACTTGCAACAGTATCAACACCAGTAACTGCATCAGCAGGTACTTCAACACTTTCTATTAATACAGGAACAGGCACAACTGCCGATTTCTATGTATTTACAAAGTCAGTTTCTGCAGCAACAGTAGCAGTAACTGTTGGCGGAAATACAACAACCTATTATGTTAAGGGTTCTGCAGGGGCAGCATACAATCTTTCAGTAGTTGGTGCAGACTCAGCAGCAGTTTCAACAGTCAACAAGGTATATGCAAAGACAACAGATATTTTTGGAAACCCAGTTGTTACAACTGTTCCAATAGTTTCAGCAATCAATGCAACCGTAGGTGCAGTATCCGTGTCTGACACAGCAACAGGAACATTTGTTTTTGACCTTACAGCACCAGCTGCAGTTGGTACTGTAGCGCTTGCAGTCAATATCACAGCAACAGATGTTGCAGGTCTTGCACCAGCAGCTAAGTCTGTTTCAAAGTTTGCGATTGTTACAAATCCAGCAGACGTTCTTGCATCTGTTAAGGCAGAGCTAGCAGCAGCACAGTCTGCTCTTGCAGCAGAAAAGGCAGCACATGCAGTAACTAAGGCAGCAGTTGACAAGGCTGCAGCAGATGCGGTTACAGCAAAGGCAGCAGCGGAACTCGCAGCAGCAGCTTACAAGGCAGAGTATAATGCTCTTGCTAAGAAGTGGAATGCTAAGAATCCAAAGGCTAAGGTTGCTCTTAAGAAGTAATTAACTTCAATTAAAGGGGCAGGATCTTCGGATCTTGCCCCTTTAATATTTAAATGATAGAATAGAGACATGGAATCAAATAAGAGAAGTTTTTATAAATCAATCACATGGCCAGCAATACATATAGGATTTGTTGGAACCCTTGTATATTTTTTTGAAAAAGCTATTACAGGAGAGGCACACTGGGAATATGCTGGATCATTTGCAATAATTTACACAACATGCGAAATGATAGGATACTTTTTACATGAAAGAGTATGGGCAAAATTTGGAAATAAGGTTAAGTAATGGGAAAGCACTTAGATAAATTACAAAGAGCTTTGGCTCAAAGACAAGCTGGAACCTATGCAAGCGGACAGAAGAAACCAGGATCAATGAACATTAAAAAGACTGGCTATAGAGGCCAAAAGGCACAGGGAAGTAAGTAGTGAATTTTGAAGACATTTGTGGCGTTAAGGGATGTAGTAGTCCAGCTAAAAAGCTAGGAGCTAATGATACTGGCAATATTATTGAAATGTGCAATAATTGCTGGGATAAGAAGTATAGATCTTAATCAACTAAATGCTATAATAGATTCATAGATGGCATTCTAGACCCATCTAAATTAATAACCTATAGGAGAAATAAAATGACAACAGCAAACGGTATCGCAGGCGGTGGCTTTGAAGCTGCTAAGCCAGCAGGTAAAAACAACGTAGCTCCACAGCAATATGCAGCAGCACCTAACAAGAACTTTTCACCAACAGATAAGTCTTCACAGGATGGTGCAGGCCTTAATAACGGCGGTAAGTAATAATGTGCGCCATGTGTGGATGCGGCAAAGAAGCCTTTATGGGCGAAGCAATGCCAAATCAAAATGTCTATGACGTTGGTCCAGGACAAATGAGTAGCCCAATGATGTTTGGAACTGATTCAATGAATACTCTCGGAGCAGAAGTTGAAGAAGGATCGATGCATGAAATGGCAGAGCCTAAGGGCCCTAACGGAATGGATATGGATTAATGTCGATGGATGGAACAGGTATGGTGCCAGCACCAAACTCTTCACCAGCGGGTGCAGTAACCAGCAATGATGCTACCAGAAAAAACCCTAAGCAGGGATTTAAGTCTGGAATTAAAATAGATCAAAATAAGCATGGTATACGCAGAGAGACTAGTACAGCTCCAAAGCCACCTAAAAAAACTGGTAGAAAAAAAGTATAATAAGCATTGCCTATCTGCCCTATATATAGTATAATCTATATATAGGGTATTTAGTTTTAACAGAAAGAGAATAAATGATTATTCAGATTATAGGCCTGCCAGGGTCAGGAAAAACAACTTTAGCAAAAGAATTAGCTGACAGAATTAATGCAATACATCTTAACGCAGATGAAGTAAGAGCAGAGCTAAATAAAGATTTAGGCTTTGCTCCAGAGGATCGTATTGAGCAAGCTAGACGTATGGGCGCATTGTCACGACTTCTATCTAAGCAGGGATACCTTGTAGTTGTGGATTTTGTTAATCCCACAGAAGAAACAAGAGCAGCATTTGGTAAGCCAGACAAAGTGATCTGGATGAATCGCAAGCCAGTTCGTGACTTTCCAGATACGACAGCAATGTGGGAAACACCAACTTACCCAGATTTAACATTTGATGATTTAACAGAATATGAGCTTGCTGCCAGAATAGCAACAGTTGATTTTGGCCTACACGATTGGCGTGAGCCAACTACTCTTATGCTAGGCAGATATCAACCATGGCATGAGGGTCACCATGCTTTGTATGAAGAGGCGGGCAAAAAAACCAAGCAAGTTCTTCTTGGAGTACGTAATACTTATCATACAAGTAAAAAAGATCCATTGTTATTTAATGAGGTAAAAGAATATATTGCAAAGGATCCAGTGATGGATGACGCATTAGTCCTTAAACTTCCTAATATCACTAACATTGTTTATGGTCGTGATGTCGGATATAAGATTGAGCAGGTCAAGTTAGGAGATGAAATTGAAGCTATTAGTGCTACTCAAAAGCGTAAAGAATTGGGTATTTGAAAACAATCTAGCAGATGTTGAAGAAAGATTCTACTTTGGTGATAAAAATGAAAGTAACTAAAGCTAGATCATTTGTAAAGGCTCTTAGCTATAGAATTTGGGGAACCTTATCCTCATTCGTTGTTGCTTATGTTCTGACTGGAGATGCTACTCTTTCAGGAGCAATCGCATTTTGGGAAACAGTAGTTAAAGTTTTTATTTATTATTCACACGAACGAGGCTGGAATAATATTCAGTGGGGAAGAATTAGTGAATGATGTAGTAGTAATAAATAATTTTATGAGAGATGGCGATTGTAATCGTTTAGTTTCCCATATAGATCATTTATGGGATAACTTTAACCTTGAGCCTAGAGGACTTTTAAAGCATAGGCTAATGAGATATGATGACAAAGTTATTAATAATTTAACACAAGAATATGCTCTAGCAGTAAAAGAATTAGTTCAAAGGTATGAAGATCCAGGATATGATCTATTTACTACAGACTACGGAATATTCGTATCTCATGAAGGGTATGAGATGCAGCCGCATATTGATACAATAAATGATTATGGCTTATTTGATTACTTAAAATATGCTGCTGTTGTTTACCTAAATGATTTATATGAAGGCGGGGAAATATATTTCCCTAATATTGGATACTCTTATTCTCCTAAAAAGGGAGACTTGATTATGTTCCCAGCTAATAGCGAAGAGTACCTACATGGCGTAAGTAAAGTTTTAAACGGAAACAGGTACACACTGGCATACTGGTATAGTGAAGATGGAGACTGGACTAAGTATTTTAGCTAGAGAGGATATTAAATTCTGGATCTTCGGTTAGCCAAAAAAGCATGCTATATCTATCTTCAGAAACTTTGTTAACAACATGGTCGTATATTGGATCTTGAGAGGGCCAGGTTACTAGATC